CATGTGCCAGTACGGAGGTTCGTCATATCCTCTCCGCGTTCCTCTTCCCTTTGGCGCAAATCTGCCGTCTGCATACCGGTAACGATCATAATACCGTCTGCCGTCTCCGTAACGCTCAAACATATCAAGAACCTGCTCTGGTTCTGCTTCGTCCATTGATTTTGTAAGCGTCCGGTAATACATGGCTTCCGCAAGGTCTTTAAGCATGTCCGTGACTTTTCCCATCTCTTCTGTATCTACACATTCGATACCTTTTGCAAACTCACACTCTGCGCTTTCAGACAGTTTTTCGATCATTTCGTGCATTCTCTTAATATCCATAAAACCGCCCTCCTTACGCTTCCCGGACTGCAATTAAATTGCTGTTCTGAACTTCGATTGACTGCGTAGACGTATTCTGTACCGCTACCGTAACACAACAACCGCGAGGAACGTCCACATATGCCTGCGCCGAAACGTTAAAGAAGTTTTCAACTGCCGCCGGTGTAACAATCATTCGAGTTGACTGCAACGGTTCTCCGTCAATTGCAATAGCCAGTGAAATAGCTTCAACTGTGCCACCGGTAGGAATTTGAATGTTCCCGGAATAAGATACCAAAAATCTTGCCCGGCACTGATTTGTAAGTCCTCTCAATTTAACAATGCCGCTTCCCTGTCTATGAACAATACATTTTGTTGCGCTTGCCTGAGTTTCTGTAAATGCCACATCTTCTCCCTGCGCAACAGTTTGAATTGCAATTCCTGTAAATTCTGCCATAATTATTTACCTCTCTTTCAAAAATAAGGGCAAACATTATAGTCTGCCCTTTGTGTTTATAAGCAATACTGCACAGCAGACATAATCGAGTTAAACTCAATTAAGATACTCAATTATTCAATTTTGTGTAGCAGCTACTTTTAGCAGCTACATCCTGTGTTGCATCCACAGCCATACGCATAAGCGTTAGGATTTGGAACAACATATGCCGGGATTGCAGCCGGATTTACAGCGTTGATGATCTGCTGTGTCTGCGCTGACATTGCAGTAGTGAGCAATGCAGACTGGCGATCCTGTGATGCGGCTCTTCTTAAGTCATTATTTTCTGCCTGTAAGGAAGAAATCTTTTCCTGACACAGGTAATCAAGGATTGCCCTTGTTCCTGCCTGCTGGCTGTCGATAATGTCTCTTGTGTTGCTGTTCATGGTGTTCTGAAGTGCACAGGTGTTCTGTGACATATTGTAGTTTACACCCTGGATAGCTTCCCTGGTCTCGCAGCAGCAATTAGCCAACTGGGACTGTAAAGCATTCTGCGCCTGCATAAGTGTCACGTTTGTGGTATTAAATCCCTGCTGTGTCTGGTAGCCAAGGTTGCAGATTGCATTGTCTACACCATGGAAACCGTTCATAACGGCGGTATTCTGTGCGTAAAATCCATCACAGAGACCATTTGTGATACCATCTAACTTTCCGATGATAGCCTGCGTGTCAAACCCACGCTGAATTGCAGAGTCGGTGTATGCAGATGCTGTCGCTCCCATACCTCCGTTTCCTCCCCAGCCATTGCCGCCAAAGCCGCCCCAGCCAAAAATCATAGCGAAGATAATGATAGCCCACCAGCCATCGCCGCCCCACATGCCATCATTGTTTCTTCCGTTTCCTGTCACTGCTGCAATATCAGCAAGACTAGGCATTGCATTTCCATTAAACATTTTGTTTACCTCCATCTGATCTATTTACAAATGGGATAACCGGTTATTTTGCGCGCACCCCAAAATGTACTAATGATTAAACATGCTCATAACTTTCTGTTTTGCTTCATCTACCGTAATTCCTCTTTCTTTACAGAGATTCTCTGCCATTGTCTTAAGTCCACCTGTATCTCCGCTTTGATACATTTGCATGGCATTTTTTGCCATAGGATTGTTTTGAACCTGCGGAGAATTCATCATTTGATTTAACAATAATTGTGCCGGATTCATTCTGGATCACTCTCCTTTTTTACCTGTGAAGTTTTTCTTTGACTGCTTGGAATTTTATCTAATCGGTTTTCTATCTGTTCAATCTTCCCAAAAAGTTCATCAAACTTCTGCATAAATGCACCTGTGCACTCGTCTGATAGGTCAAATTTCAATTTTTCAGTATCATGCGATAAATTGCTAACAGTATCATGCGAAACTGGCTTAAAAACGATTGTGCGAATTGTGCCATCTGCGTTCCAACTTTTAGCGTATATTTCTGTCATATCCTGTTTTGGGAAAAATGCAACGCTGCCATCCATTGGCACATCATTGGCAGTGATGTTTTCTACCGCCGGAACTACTTTTCCATTTATGCCAAAAGTTTGAACCGGGATCTGCTGCTGAATTTGCTGCGGTGCCTGCATATAATTTTGTGTATTATCAATGCGTGGCTGATTCATATACGGATTGTATGCGTACTGCTGCCCGTATTGCTGCATCTGCTGATTATAAATCGGATTCTGGTATGCTCCGCTCATATTCATCCTGTTTGACCTCCTCTAAAACATCTTCTATTGCGTGTATGATAGACGACTGCGTTGACAAGTCCAAGGACTGTAACTCTTTTCTGGCAAAAATTTTTTCAAGAACTTCATCTGAAAACACCACCATCCCTCCCTTTGATTATATTTTTGCATAAAAAAAGGCGGCAAAACCGTCACGATTCCGACAGTTTGCCGTCAAAAAATACAACAAAAAAAGAACGCATTAAGCGTCCATACATCCGTTCGTGTTACCTTTAGTGTTACCTTTGATTTTGACCTTTAGAAAAGACACCATTCAAAAACTCCTTTCTTTCAGTAAAATCAAGGCTTCACAAGGTTTTCTTAAACAAAAATAAAGTAGCGGAAGGGAGATTCGAACTCGGTATCAATTCTCTCAAACCCGCATAAATACTGAATTTCTTTATCTCCAAAGGTGTTACCTCGTGTTACCTTTTACATTGATAATGCTTTTGCAATATATTCCTGCATTTCACTCTCTGTCTTGTTATTAAAATAGTAATGATCGAGAGTTGTTCTGATATCTGTATGCCCCATTTGTGTTTTTATTACCGATTCTGGAACATTTCCATCTATCAACTTTGTTGCATATGTCTTTCTTGCCTTGTGAATTGAACGTTCACCAATTCCTATTCTATCACATATCACATATAGCCGCCTTGTAAATGCCTGACCTTTTATTCGTTTACCGTTTTTCATAAAAATATATTGCCCAAATGGATTGAGCATTTTTATTTTTCTCATAAGTTCTTTGGTATCTGCGGTAATTATAACATCTCTAAACCCGGCATCACTTTTAGGAAAATTTTGAACATCAAATACATATTTGCCATTATCATCTCTATATCTTATTTCTGTCTTTGATATATGTATCTTATTTTCTCCGACATCAGACCATGAGAGGGTAGATATTTCCCCAACTCTCAATCCTGTTTTAAATGCCAAAATAATGCCAAGTTCTATCAATGTAGGCTCATTTTCCATTACAAATCGTTCAATTAAAAGTTCCTCATCCTTAGAAAATACCAATTCGCAGTCTGACTTATGGTTCTTTTTAAATGACTTTTCCGAAATTTCCAAATCACCCATAAAACTGGTTATGCTCAGGCTGGTATAATGTTTTTTCTTTGCATATTTGAAAATTCCGTTAATCAATATCCGCATATCAGAATAAGCTTTTTGCGTAAGTTCCAGTTTTGAAATAGCTGTTTTTATGAATGATTCCAATATTTCTTCATCAATGTACCGGATTTTTCTATTTGCAATCGGCAAATACTTATTTTCAAAAAATCTTTTAAAATTTGTCTCGTACTTGTCCTTTGTCTGTCTTGTTATTTCACCATATTCAAGTTTTTCAGAAATCCAATTAGAATATACCTGAATAACTGTAGGTTCATCCTCCTTAGCTTTATAGAACTTTACTATTTCATCTTCAATTGCTTTTTCAGATGTTCTCTTTACAAGTCTCTTTCCTCTCTTATTATCTTCATCTGGCAAATATGTGTAAAACTTTCCATCTTTTCCTTGCCAAATGCTGTAAGTGTGTTTTTCAATAAATTTTTTCCTTTCGTTCATTTCAATTTTTTTCTGAATGGTGTCTATGTTGATAATACCATTTTCGATGGCAATATTCAACAACTCACTATTTGAAAGATTTCCCGTTTAACTCACCTTCTAACTTTTTTACTTTCTGTTTAATATCAAAAATTCTTCTTTCCACTGTTCTTGTTGATACGCATAGTCTCATGGCTATTTCTTTTGAAATAAGTCCACGGGCAAGAAGATAAAATATTTCTTCTTCCTGCTCCGTGAAATTGGCGTTTTCAATAATTGTTTCAAGCTCTGGCTTAGTCAGTTTTGAAAACTTCATAAGCCACTATCCTCCAATATTTTATTCTTCTCCCTGCCAGATCTTCGGTGTACCATCAGCATTTAGCATAACGGTAAGACCGCCGCCCGTGCTTATTGTGATATATAAATACATCACTCCTGTGTCACTATCTGCATAAATAAGATATTCTTGTCCACTTCCCACCAGTACCATTGTGTTTTCCTGTCCCGCACTGACATTTGCTGTATCACTGCATCCGGCAATCAGAAGTGTTGCTGTTATGATGGCTGTTATAAGTTTCTTTCGCACTGCATTAGTCCTCCGTATTTTCCTCATATTCCTCTTTGCTGATGGTCCTGATGCATTCCTCACTCACGCCTAAACTTTTCGCCATGTTTGCAATGGTTCTTTTCACATAGTCGTATGCACTTTCTTCAAAAATCCTTGGCTTTTCTTCTGTGACTGTAAAACCTATATTCTGCTCTGCATATCCAACGGAACCCTCTCCGCCAAACATTTCTGAAACCTTAATTTCAAAGTATAATGATATTCTGATTTTCATTTCATTCATTGTTTTTCCTCATCTTCTGCTGTCTGTATCATGGCAGCACCTCCACAAAATTTAAGGTTTACGCAAACCGGAGCTGTCCGGTCTGCTCTGCTTCTATCTGCATATTTGGCATCCGCTCTGCAACACACAATTCTGGCAAATTTGCTCTGACCAGTGCTGCAGGTATTGGCGGACATACTGCATTGCCGCATCTTCGCACCTGTTCGCTTCTCGGATATGTCTTGCCGGTGTAATCATGGTCGATTATGTAATCGTCCGGAAATCCCTGACATCCATATAACTCCCTTGGCTCCAGCATCCGCAGTCCAATATCCACAATCTGGTAATCAGTGCCGTTGATGGTCACAAGTCCAAAGCGATCCTGTGCTGTGACTGTATCAAGCGGATCTTTGATATCCTGCCCTGTTCCCTGTCCATAGTATTTAATCAGAAACGCTCTGACCTCTCCAAAGTGTCCGTCACCAGCCGTGATCGTTGGTAATGGCTGTCTGATATCTTTTCCGTCACAATGATTGTTCATCTGAATCAGATTCGCAGTAACAACGCTGTTATGATCCCATGCGGTCACTGTCGGAAGCGGATTTTCTACTGTTTCCCCAGCACCTTTATATCCTCCGTCATAGTACTTATGCAGAAACGATGCGACCAGCCCATATCTATTTGAGCTGTCAACTGTCATGATCGGATCTTTTATAGCCTGCCCTCTTACTCCATCTTTTGAAGTTTCTGAATGGTACTGAATCAACGTAGGACTAATAAGACATTGCTGATTGCCAGTTGTAATTGTGTGTATCGGATCTTTGCAATTTCCGCCCGGATGATTTGTCGTATTCGTTCCCATGTATGGTGCAAGCGTTGGTTCAATCAGACAATGCTCATTTTTGCTCACAATCGTTGTAAGCGGCTCTCTAATATCCTTACTTCGGTCTTTTGCAAATCCTGTCTGCCCGATCTGTACCATATATGGCTCCACAATCCCATATCCGTGCTTTCCGGTTATGGTAGGCATTGGCTCTCGAATATCGTTCGGTCTCCGCTCACCACCGTGATTACACTGAATGATAAAAGGCTCTGGATTATCCAAAACGAATTTTTTCAATCCCTTGGCAATCCTATCCAGCGTCTTTGATGCAAGTGGACGTACCGCCCGGATGCCGTATTTTTCTTTGATTTCTTCGGAAGTGTCAAAAATGCTTGGACAAGGGCGGCTGAAATCGATCTGTGTATACGCTCCAACATAAGGTTCCAGTAATCCGGCTTTTACTTTCTCACTGTCCGCGGGTGCATGTGTCGGCTCCGGCCAGACAATCGGCTTGCCATCACACCTTGCAATCAGGAAGAATCTCTTTCGCATGGTCGGTGCGCCATAATCGGCAGCAATCAGTTCTTTAAATTCTACAGTGTACCCCAGATCATTAAGCTGCTGTACAAATTTTTCAAATGTTTTTCCCTGCTTTGCCTTGATCGGATGGTGCCCTCTGTTCAATGGTCCCCATGTTTTGAACTCTTCCACATTTTCAAGCATGATGACTCTCGGTCGGACAAGTCCCGCCCACCTGCAAGCTACCCATGCAAGACCTCTGATATTTTTATCCTTTGGCTTTCCACCTTTTGCTTTTGAAAAATGTTTGCAATCAGGCGAAAACCAAGCCAGTGCTACAGGATGTCCGTTACATGCCTTTACCGGATCGACCGCCCACACGTTTTCACAGTAATGCTTCGTGTTCGGATGGTTCGCCTTGTGCATCTTGATAGCTTCTGGGTCATGGTTGATGGCTATATCTACACTATAGCCGGTTGCCATTTCTATACCAGTGGAAGCGCCGCCCCCACCGGCAAAATTGTCAACTATCAATTCTCCATGTATCATGACAGCACCTCCGAAAAATTAAGTTTCATCTGCGGATCCGGCTCATAGTTCATCCACACCGTTTCCATCCGCGGCTTTCCGTGCTCCGCACAGCTTGAAAACTGTTTTTTCTCCCATCCGTTCAGATAGTCGTTATACATTTCTGATTCATAGCCAGACAGCATAATCTTGGCTTTACTTTGCAACAAAAGTTTTAACAGTTCTTCGTGGTCAGAATCTGACATCTCATGTTTATACTGTTTCCCGGTTCTGGTACCCAAAACATACGGAGGATCAATGTACATAAAAACATTGCTGTAATTAAATCTCTCGATTACTTCTAATGCAGGTCGATTCTCAATCTGTACCATTCGCAGACGTTCCGCTATGTCAATGATCCATTCCGGCAGACGGTACCAGTTCCATAATGCATAAGCTCTTTCTCTGCCCTGTACATCATTTTCCCATCCTACCTTGCTGCCATTGGTACGGAACCCATGCCCCTGCCAACACTGGATTAAAAATCGTAATGCTTTATGATACGGTTCATCCGGCATCATCAACTCCCATGCATCCAGCTTATATGTATCCTCATATTTTTCACGACTGAACGGTGTAGTCATTACCATTCTGGCCAGACGATCCGAATCCTCCTGTATACACCGGAAGATATTCACAACGTCATGATCCAGATCATTAATCGTTTCGATATCAGATACCGGCTTATTAAATAACACGGCCCCGCTGCCGAAGAACGGCTCTACATAGCTGTGATGTTCCGGTATCAGTTCCACCAATCGGGGAGCAATATTCCACTTACTTCCCGGATATTTCAATACTGTTCTCATTTTCTTCAAAAGGAACCCGGCGCGCCTTTTATCCGGATAGGTCCCGGCTCCTTTCTTATATTCCGTGCACACATCTACAATAGTGCACTTTAAATTTAATTATGTTGTGTTTTATGCAACAAATTCATCGTTTTATTGCTTTTAAATCATCCAATCTAACGGAAAACCTCTCACTCCTTTCAATTTACTTTAAAATCTCATCTAAGCAGGCATTCCAACCAACTTTATACGATGGTGCAATCCTGTCCGGCTGTGGATATTTTCCGCACACTTTCATCTTCTCCGGCAGTGCCCGGAGCGGACACCAATCCGGCTTTGCTTCTTCACTATTTAATGAAAGCTCTTCAACGCCAGTTGCATAACACTCGTCATCTTTTGAGTTCCAAAACTTACACATGGTGCAATCTTCCGGCATATCCATAACCAATACTGCTTTAGACATCGCTCCCCACATCCTATTTTTTATACACTCTCCATGCTTCAAAGCTATTTCCTTTAGGTACATCGCAAAGCCAATACGCTGTACGTGTTTCTCCATCTTCATCAGTTCCAAAACCATAATAAATATAGGCTTCTTCTACCGTTAATTCGTTTACGTTACACCCATATTCTTCCGCGCCAATTTTTAAAGCTTCTTCCTTGTTGTATTTACTCGCATTGAAACCAAGTGAATCGTCGTCTCCGCAAAAACAACCATAATCAAATTTACTCATATTCTCACACTCCTTCCGGCTTCTCGCACCGCTCAAATTCAATTACCCACACCCACGGATTCGCATCCCAGCCGTAGCGGTCAATGTCGGATTTCTTAATGGTGCTGTTCCAAATATTAACAAAAGCGGTTTTATTTCCTGCGCAATCTGGTACAGGATGCAGGCAAGAGCATCTCGCACCCTCTTTCCACGCTCCTTGTGGTGCGATTTTCTGCAACCGCTCCACCCTCACATTCGTAACCTTAAGCCAGATACGTGCGGCTTCTTTCGGCATGTGGATGGATGGGTGCCATACAAAACCAGCGAAATTAAGGCTGTCTAATCTGTATATGTCACAATCAGCCTTGTACATTGTCAGTCCTGCATAATCCATCCATGTTTCCCGGACATACAGGATATCGCCCGACTCGCAAGGCAACTTAAAAAATTTCTCTCCATACCCATCTGCAAATGTACCTCTACACGATATGTACCCTTTAGGTGTAAAAGCGGTATATCCCCATACTGCATCATCAGGAATAAAGCCTTTTACAATTCTTCTCGTTGCATCTTTTCTCCCATCCAGAATCGCCCGAACCATTTTTGTGTTAAATAATATTGGTTTAATTGCCATCTACACCACCTACTTTCTCAAAATAAAATGTAATTGGTTGCTTATTGGGAATTACTAAACCAAAGCGAACCGCATTTTTATAAGTTACGCTATCCCGCATCAAGGTATCTGGCATTGCTTCAACCATCTTTCGGAATCCCTCAAGAGTAGAACGGCTTTTATAATGATTGCAACTCCGGCAGGCAGGGAGCATATTATCCATCGTGTCCGTTCCCTGTTCGCTCCAACCGTTTAAAGGAATAACATGGTCTACTTGCATATCCTTGTACTCTAATTCACACCCACAGTAAGCGCAATGACCGTTGTATTTTGCATATACTTGTTTTCTAACAGATTTAGGAATCGGTTTTCGCATCTACTCCACCGCCTTTCACAATCTCGATTGCGTGCTCATAACTTCTTGCTTTCTCTTTTCCCAAATTCCTGTTATATGCATTCTCCCAAAACTTTCTCTCATTTTCCAACTGCTCCACAATCTTGTCCGGGTCATAGGCGGTCGGATATTCTTCTAGTAAATACAATACTGCATTTGTATTTACTAAAGTTCCATTGCTTAAAGTAACCGATTTTAAATCTTTCTTTAGTGCATCAGCATCAATCAGTCTCATCGTTTGCCCTCCTGTCTAATAATTCGCCTGAACTACTTTTACTATTTTCCAAAAGCAAGCATATATCTCTTCGTAACTGTTTTCCCCAGCAATAAGCTGTTGATCAACGATCTCCTGTACCTCTCTTCTTACAGTCATCGCTTTCTGGCATTCTTCCACTGTTCCGATCGTGCGGTACTGTTCAATTTCTTCAAGTGCATTGATTGCCATTGCATAAGCATTTTCAAATGATTTTCCCCATGATGTATCACACGGAATCGCTTTTCCAAGTTCGTTACAATCATATTTTAATTCTTCAATTGCTTCATTCTCCGTCATGACTCTATCTTTCATTTCTGCCAATTCCTCCTGACTGAATTTTGTGTAACCGATTCCACAATTTGTAAATCCTCCCGCTCTATACGCTATGGTTCTCGGCATCCTACACCTCCAACAGTTCCGGATTATCAAAAACGTTGCCGATAACTTCTACACACTTTCGTTCGAGTACGTAAAATCCTAAATTACAGTAGCAATATCCGCTTTCTCTATCTTTTGAGTAACTATAATCAAGCGTCCAATCGCCCTTATTATATTTTACAATTTCCGGATATTCTTCTTTTCTATCACAAACGTCATTCTCCCAGATCAGCTTGCCGTTCTTATCCTTAAGTCCGGTACACTGGCAGATGGTGTTATCCAAAATATGTACATCATGCGGAATACCTGTAAGCATATTCCACTCCACCCATTCGCCGTTATCAATCCGCTTTCCACGGCATAAATATCTATTCTCCATCGCGTTCCACCTTTCTTCCTTTGATCTGTTCTAACATGATCCTCGATACCTCTGGAAGTCTTAAACTTTCCATGCATCTATTATGCAGATTGCTTTCCTCATTCCACTTTGCCACCGGACATTTCTTACAGAGGGTGTTCGTGCAGAACTCTCCGATCTGTCGGATAGTCAGTTCTTTATTTGTCATGTGCATTGTTCTCATCTCCTTTGCAAAATCCTCTGTGTTCATGCACGGAGAAAGAAATACTTCCAGTCTGCTTCATGTAAGTCAATTTTTCTCCGGTCAGCTCACATTTGTGTTTACGTTCGTTCAAATACTGACATCTTCCATCACAATACATCGCTTTCCCCCTCCATTTCTTTCAGCTTGGCTTCGGCTTCCTCGTATGTAAGAAAAACAGTTTTACCTATCTCACTTACCGGAAACTCTGGCATATCTTCACCATATCCGCCCCAGAGTTCTGAATGGTTTGAATGATAAGAAGCTCGGATATACAACACATCATCCTCATATTCAAAACCATACACTTTTCTCACATCAATGATGTCTTCCGGTGTCTCCCCGGCTCCTAATCTGTCCTCTACACATTCACGATAAAACTCGTAGAGCTTGTCTCCTTTGTTGCATGGGAAAATAATCATTCTTCCCTGTTCCTCGGCATCCTCATAAGTGGCAAGCTTATCAAGTGCCATTCTGTTATGATGTGCAGTCATTTCACATGGTTCAAGGTGTGCATTACCATTCTCTGCATCCTTAAACCAAACCATATCACTGTTTTTTGAACGTATTGTTAATCTCTCCATGCTATCCCTCGCTTTCTGCCTTAAGCCATTGTTCCACCTCTGTAACAGAACACATTGCTACACCGCCCTCAATGGTCTTTACACTACACTGCTCATATGTTTCGATTGAGCAAAGGAAATCTAAAAGTTCATCATCCGTCATGCTCCTGATCCGGTCTGCATTGGTCTGTGGCTTTTCAATATGTGGCTTTTCTGCATCTGTGCTGTACGACTCCGGCAGTGGCATCCAAGCATTTACAAATAATCCATATTTTGCATAGCTTTTGTCATCATCCCCCGGATAAAACGCACCGTTACCATCTTCATCAGTTTCATATCTTCCGATATCTGGAATAGTAAAGTTTTCAAACGATACCAGGATATATTTATCAGTATTAGGAATCTGCTCATCTACTGGAATCCATCCGCTTTCCTGCTCCAAAATCCTGTTGATTTCTTCCTCCGAAACCACTTTTGTTAGTGGAGAATACCCGCAGGCTTCTGTTGCTGCCTCAGATATCCTGTTTTTAATCCTGCTTATTTTCATTCTGATCCTCACTCTCTGCCAGTTTGGCATGCTCCCATACCATTGTAGATCCATTAGTGGTGCTCCATGATGTTTTGCCATCGCTCCACGCATACACATAATTGTTCTCGAATTTAGCAAAATGTTTTTTCTCCCATTCGTCGCTGCTGCGGCATCTAACATAAATCGGTGTATCAACTGAAACCTTGCTCCAATCAACATATTCGCTGTTCGCCCATTTCAGCATTTTTTCTTGGCATTCTGAAGGACGCCTAAAATCACAATCTATGCAATGTGTATCGTCACAAGCTGTCAATTTCCCGTTGCAAATTGCAATTTTATCTCCCTTACACGCAATATTTAAAATCTCTTCCGCATATTTTTCTCTATTCAGCATCCTTTTTCTCCTTCCCGTACCGCAACTGATACAGCACTTCCTTAAAATCTCTCAATGCATCCGGGTTTGGATGCTTCGGTATTCTCGTCTGATGGTTTTCCATCTCTGCTATGATTCTGCGTCTCTCTTTGCTTTCTCTGTGCAATTTATACCTCCGTCATTTTCCAAGACTGTTTACAAGCTGTTCTGACCTCGTATAAGCCTTATCCAACAGTTCTAAATATTCATCAAAGGAAATCTGTGCTTTTTCAGATAACTCCCTCGGATAACGCTCTAACAAAGCCTTAATGCACTGTTTCATGTCTCCAAAATATCCGATTGTTCGAACGCTTTCTTTTTCATTGCCGTCCTTATCCTGTCCGGCATATCTCTGTCTCAGGGTGTGATTCAGAGAATCAATCTCCACAAAATATCCATCCTTCAGTTCCACAACTAACTTGTCCATCAACCATTCCTCCTATATTTCATACGTCTTTCCAATAAACCGCTTGTCAATGTACTTACATTCATGCTCCAGTACACTTGCAATTCCTGCCATGGTTTCATATCCGGTAGCAATGCAGTTAATCAGATACCTGATTCTCTCATACACCTGTCTGATCTGATTGGAAGAGAACTTAAACTTTGTTTTCAAACAGACACCCAACATTGCAAAGTAATTAAATACCTGCGCCAGTAAAAATTTATTTGCCTGTATCATGCAGCTTGGTGCGATCTTTCGCTCTACCAGATAAAAACTTTCACGGTACGGTATCTTATTGGTTTCTTCCCGCACATCAATACCGCATTTTGTTTTCATGAAATATCCAAGCTCCTCTGCTGACATTCCATCCTTTTCGGCATCTCCTAAATACGTTTCAATCGTCTGTTCTACTCTGATAATTCTTTTCTGACTAAATCCGAACTTATCATGAAGTGTCTGGTATGCCATCATGCGAACGTTATAATAGGATTCCTCTATCAGATAATCCGCATTGCTTTGTGCCTTGGCGTGTCTCTGTATTCCGATCAGTTCACTCTTGGAATATCCAAGTGGCTGCATCCGCTTTTTCTTTCTTGCCAGTGCATTACTCATTTGTTCTTCCATCTCCTCTCTACATCCTCAAAATGGCTAAATACAAGACTTTGAACATATTTTGATATATTTGTCCGTGTGTATTTTTTAATTAGCATTTCCCCTGCTTCCATCATTCCTTGGAACCACTCATCTTCGTTATCAGCTTCATAAAACTGCTGCCGGAATTTATAATAGTCATTAAAAAACTGCCATTCTTCGGAACCTTTTTCAAATTTCTTACTTGCCATAATCATTCACCTTTTAATCAAATGGTGTGCTGCCACATACTTCTCGGAAACCGTCTTTCTGTCGCATCCGTGCTTGAATCTGTTCAATGGTTTCGGTTCGCTCAATGAATCTCATGTGATCGCCGTCAAATTGGAGAACTTCTTTTAAATGTGTTCCCTGCCTTTGCTTTTCAATTTTCCATCCCTTATATTGACCATCTTCATCAAGATTCCATAACAAGATAATGTTTGATGCATCCTGCTCAACGTCTCCGGATTCTCTCAATTCTGCCATAGTTGGCTCTTTTGTTTCTCTCATCTCTGATATTCGATTAAGCTGAGACAGTACGATAATTGGCACATGCAGTTCCATAGCCAAGGCTTTGATAGCTTTTGAAATATCTCCGACCTCGGATGCACGGTTACCGAATCTTCGATCAGCCTTGATTAACTGCAAGTAGTCAATCACGATCACATCATATCTTTGGTGCCTGCATTCTGCCCGGATTTCACTTACCGACTTCGCGCCGGTTGAAATAGTGATGCTATACCCGGAAAGTGTTTCATTCGCCTTGTCGAATGCTTCTTTCTCCCCACCAAGAAAAGCCTTTGCCCGGCGAACCCTTGTCAGACCGATTTCAGACATTCGAGAAACGAAACGCTCATACACCTGTGATTCGTTCATTTCAAGGTTATAGTAGCCAATGTTATAATCCTTTTCTGCCATCTGCCCGATCATTTGCGTAACGATTGCAGACTTTCCAACACCCGGTCTCGCACCAATTACAGTAACGTCTCCGCATTCCAAGCCACCAAGGCAATCATCCGTTCGATAAAATCCAGTTTTTATCAATCCCTCGCCTACATGCTCATTGAAATAATTCCCTCTATTTTCTGCAACAATCTGCTTCATAGTTTTTGAGTGAACGGTTTTGTTTTCTTGGATTTCTTCGAGTTTCGTGAGAACTTCAGCTATAGAATTGTCAATATCACACGGTCTAAGGCTCACTCTCTGGAAAAGGCTTTTCGTTTCCCTTGCCCGCCAATCCTTAATGACTGCATCCGCATAGTTTTTCATTGCTGTCGATAACGGAGTTGCGGCAATACATTCCTTAAGCTCCTCGGCAATCATTTCCGGCTCCCATTTGTGGTTTTCAAGTGACTGAGACAGCGAAACGATATTGATGTTTTCACCCCGGTCATACATGGCAAGCATTTCTGCAAATGCATCTTGGCAAAATTCCGTACTAAACATTTCCGGCTTCAATTTGTTGTAAACCTTAAACATGGAATCATTGTCGATCAGTACGCAACCGATCACTCCCTGTTCTGCTTCCGTCAACTGCTCTCACCTCGCTTTCGTTTCTCAACTTGACGAATCCAGTAATCGCAATCCTCTTTCAGCCAGTCTCCGTATTTTGGTATGTAGCGATAATTCGTATCATCTGGATTCTTCTCTATATAGTCAGTAACATATGCCACTGTAGCCTCATATATCAGCTTTGCAACGGCTTTCCTGTTCGGCTCGATAACTTCTAAAAGCTTGTCCATCCATGCTACCTTGGCAGACGTTAACGACGTTTTCTTTGGATATGCATTGATCGTGTATTCCCATCCCCATTCCGCGTCAAAGTCCAAATCAGATGCAGGCACGCTTTCTTTTGTATTTTCTTTCTCTATCTCTATATCTGTATCTATATCTTTCTCTATATCTATCTCTACATTGCAATTTTGTTGCAAAATGTTGCACTCCGTTGCTCCACTGTTGCATTGCAACGCTTTTTGTGCATTTTCCCTAGATTTACGACTTCTACGAGTGCTTGCCGTCTCGCTTCCTAGGTTATCTTGCACAAATGGCAACTTGTACTCAATGGAATCTGATGTTTCAAGCAATCCGCAGGAAAGAAGATACTGAATCGTTACTTGAACATTGATTTCGTCCTCGTCAATATCAAGGGCGATCTCTTTGTAAAATTCATCTTCCAATCCGGAATATTCCAGATAGCCACCTTTTTTCAACGACAACAACTGCATCTTAAGATAGATGATCGTATATGTATCGCCACCAGCCATCTTTCGGAGTTTTTTGATTCGTTTGCTATCAAAGAAATCATCCATCAGTTTAAGCCAGTAATACCGCTTATTCTCCGCCATTTTCACTACCTCCAAGCAATTCAATAACCTTTGCCCCAGCATCTTCCGGGCGACAAAATACGAACTCAACGCCATACTTAAGTTGCATTGTCAACATAGCTTTTGCCAATACCTTGCCAGATGTCGGCTTTGTTTTCGGTAGCGATACATTCAGCAATTTTCCAAGCGTGTGCATATATGCAATATTGTTATACCGGTCCACTCGAGGATTATGCCATGTAAATACATCATTGACGGAATACACCTTGTCTGTATTTTCAATAAGCACATATAACTTAATTCCGTTGTTCTGCGCCAAAATACACTCGTCACGGAATCGCATATGTGCTTTTCCACAGAGATTCCCTACAATTTCCTGCATGTCCTTTTTCGTGTCAACGGAAACATCATATGTGCCAAGAAAATCCATCTTTTTAAGTTCCATTTTTCTAGCTGATTTTCTATGGATAACATCCGCTACCTTGTCTGTGGCAATTATGTAATCTCCAACCGGCAATGGTGCACGCAAGACTTCCATATCGTGGCTTTTGAAATATCTATTCTTAAGGATATGCAAGCCCTCTTTCTGTCCTTTATCCTCAATTATTAACACGTATTCTCCTTTCTGGCGGTCACTTTTAGCAACCGCCAAAGGTATCTCATGGCTTTCAATTTAGTTTTTGTGATATATTAAATTCCTTGCCAAAATATCAGATACCGCATAAATTGGTTTCTTTTAGGTAAATACCAAGGTGTTACAACCTATGAAATGACTGTGAACTGTTTTAAATCAGCAAGCTCATTCTTCAGATATTCTTTGATATTATCCATGGCTTCGTTTTTCCATGCACCACCATCAGCTTCAAAGATTGCACATTGCACACCATTTGCAGATTTCATTCTGAAAACAAAATCACTTGCCGGCTGCTGCACTTCTAAAAATGTTCTATACGGAATCAAAGTAACCGGATTTGGTACAACAGCATCTGCTTTGCTAGCAAGCCCTGTCTTAACGGTTGCTTTCTGCGTAACGCCATCATCACCATACTGTGCAACAGTTCCGTCTTCTACCGTTCCTGCAAATTTCAAAACAAGATTTCTGTCCTCATTCGGGGCAAATTTTGACTGTAATGCGATAACAAAGTTTTCATGATCGATAAAACTTCCAAACCGGAAATCCGGCAACTCTGCATTGACCTCAACCAAATGTTCCCGCTTTCTATCTGCATCGAGAGATGAATATAAGTGAAC